GTCAGAGGCAAGGTCAAGAGCAGACTCAATCTTATCTGGATTGATACCATACAGATCAATGATCTCTTGTGCAGCACTGTCTACTACGTATTGGTAGTGCCAGCGTGTTCCATTCTTGAGATACCTACGCTTATATGATACAGCAAAGATAGGTTCAATGCCTGTCGATGTGCCAGCAAGAATACCAATAGAACCTGTAGGTGCAATAGCACGATTAGCTACAGGACGTGACACGTTAAGCTGGTCAGCAAACTTAGCACTGGTGTTATCACTGATACCCTTGTACACAGACAGCCACTTGTGTAGTCCCTCAGTTACCTCGTACTTCTGTCCTGCCTTAATTAGCCACTCATGTATACCCATCAAGCCAAGACCAAGCCTACGGTTCTTCTCTCTAACATCATAGACCTTCTGATATGGTAGCTTGGCACGTAACGTACCACATAGCAGGAACTTAGTAGCTAGTTCTACTACATTAGAAAACTCCGAAAGATTGTCGATACGACCCATGTTAATAGAGCCAAGGTTACAAACATCTGAATCATCTTCTGACGTGACTTCTGTACAGGCGTTACGTAGTGTTTCGTTTTCTTTATCGAAGAAGTTGAATGAGAATCCTGGTTCACCAGTCCGTAAACTCTGCTTAACATTAGTCCTAAAAGCATCTCCTACATCTCCTGTCTCATAGTAATTTAGTAGCCACTCTGTATCATAATTTACAGAGATGTTAGTCATATCAAGTGGTGCAGGAAAGTTAAAGTCTTGTTCTTTAATCTGACCAACGGTATGCTCTGTTGTACCAATAGGCATGTCATACCAGTTCTTTGACATAAGAAACTTATCTACGTCTGGATGTTTCCAATTAAGACTTGCATATATTGCAGACCTTCTAGAACCACCCTGCATAACTCGTCTGCCTATCTCATTGATCATCTGCATCTTAGGTATAGGTCCAGAAGCAAGACCACCCGTACCATTTAGCAGTCTACCTTCTTCACGATATACACTATAGTCTATACCAATACCACCACCTGTCATCAGGCAAGACTCAGACTTCCATGAGATGTTAGCCCAGTCTTCTCTGGTATCTTCTTCTGCTTTTAGCAAGTAGCAGTTATTGAAAAACTTATTGTCACGCCCAGCATAGTAAAGATACCTACCACCAGGAATAAACTTGAGGTCTGTAATAATTCTTTTGAGTTCTTCTTTCTCATCCTTGGTCATATATGTTTGACATACATCGTCCACCAACACAGATGCTAGTGCATCCCATGTCTCACAGTTATGGTGAGCATACTTCTGCTTGAAGATATCCTCACTAAACTTCGAACGAAACATAGGATTTTCGTTTGATCTAAATTGTGCCATCGCCCCCTCCTTAGTTGTAATAAAATTTCAAAATCATTTCTGCATAGTGTATAGCTTTCTCTATATCTTTCTTTCCTTCTCCTTTAGTTCTGTGTCTAGTAATATATTTAATAACATTACCCTCAAAATAGTTTAAATCATTTGCATGTATATACTCAACGGGCTGTATGCCACAGTCTTTGTAATGATCACCACCTACCTGCCTCTCCATAGTATCACAGGAAGGAGTGGAGTTTTTGTCTGATGTCATCTACGTTCTCCGATAAGGTTACTCGTAAAGCAAAGGTTCTAACTGTGTCTGGCTCTACACCAGCAAGCTCACATGTAATGGTAAAGTTTTCACATGTCGTACCCACAGACGCAAAGACCCATGCCATCGCCTGATCTCTATACAGGGATGTTTCATGCGGCTCATTATACTTCTCTGGTTTAGATAAGTCAAGCAGTGCTTGCAGAATAACAGCAAGGTTTAGAGACCTATCAGGATTTTTGTTTGTTAGATCATATAAAGAATGTGCTTCTAAGATATCCTCAATCATCTGGCGGCTCTTGTACGGGCCTATAGAACTTACCACCCACATAGTTATTGTAGTAGGCTTGCTCATCAGAGCCTTCTAGTTTCTTTGTTAGTGCATGATTAATCATTTGATAGTAACACTCATAATATTTTAAGCTACGTTTATTTTTGTACTCACCTATAATTTCAAACTTAAAGTTTTTCTTGCCGTGCTTTTTGATGTCTTCGTTTAGATGTTTACTTGAACCAGTATATACTTTCCAATTAGATTCAACTTTCTTTTTCTTACGTGTATAAAAATATTGCTTACATCCAATGTAAGACTTAGATGTTTTAATATTAGTTATTGTATATACAAAACCAAAGTGTGAGGTAGGGTCTGGTTTTCTTTTATACTTCCAGTGCATTACCAGTCAATCACTTCAGGGACATCAGGTTCTTTGCCAACCTGAACCAAGTATCTCTTACCTTGTGCATATTCAAAGACACGTATCCCCTTTCCTCCGTTAGCATTAGACCAACATTCTCTTTTATGAGAACAAAAAACACAACCAATGGGAAGCTTAAAATTACCAGACTTGCCATCAGGAACAGGATCATAACAGAGATCAGGGACAGTATCGCTAATGACCATTCCTTTAAGATGTTTAATCCTAGCTTCAGCATTTACAAACTCCATTGAATGTACTGGTGTCAATACAATCTCTCCAGTTGATTTATCTATAGCAAGAAAGGCTGCTTCTTTTAATCCGTTGGCTTGTGCATATGCAGATATCTGTGCAATGTATCCAAAGGGATCGTCTTCTAACAGTCTGTTGCTTTTAAACTTTTTAAACGCACTACTTGATGCACTCTTAACATCAACAAGAACACCATCAATTATACAGTCTTGATGGCCTACTACACCACCAACACTTACTTCTTTCTGTTGGTCCTTGACATCATGACCAGCAATAGCAGCACACATAAGAAGAAATTCTTCAAGAATATAACCATATAAAAACTTAATGCGTGTGCTTGATGTAAGATTAGCACGTACTTTATCTGAGTTAATATCAAACCATAGTTGCCTGTCTGGTTTTCCTATCTGAGATAGTCTAAGTTTTTTATCTACAGATTCTTCTGCATATAAAAACTTTTTAGTATGCAGCTTAACCATGTCTCCAAACTCTTCAATGTATTTGTCTACTTCTTCTTCAGGCATATCAAGAGCAGAGAGATCAAATAAACTGTAGATATCTTCGACTAATGTTTTAATGTTTTTCATTTAATAAAATAGAGGGGAGCAGCATATAGTAACTACTCCCCTCTATATCTCCTACGTTATATTAAAACGGAACTGCATCAGACTCTTGGACGTATCCACCATCAACGGGGGCGAAGTCCTGCTGATTTCCAGAGTACTCAATGAAATCTACGATCTGTACAGCAGCAAGGTCAGCGGATATGCCTGACTTTCCAGCGTAGTCCCATTCGTAGGGGATTGCCTTTACATTAACGGTACTACCATTAGCAATCTTCTTATCGTTATTCCAACGGTTATTTTGTGAGTCCATCACAAGTGGAGCGGTACGTTCGCTACCATCTTTGCGGTGAACCTTACGCTTGATAGTGATAAAGTCTCCTCGTTCGTCTCCTTTGTTAGCAACTTTTAAACCAGACTTTTCAACAACCTCACGGTTGTCATCAGTAACCTCTACTTGAATTGACCATACTGGATCGAACTTAGTATTCGGCTCAGTGATGGAAGCATAGTGGCACTTACCAGTAATGTAAACGGGGTCGTTCATATTGTAGTTCTCCTTTTAAATCCGCACCATTGCGGCACTGTGTGGGATCATTCCCAAGTTTTCGTTGTCTACTACCAACAACAAAACGAATTATAGCACAGGTGATGTGCTAGTGTCAAGTACTTTAATGTGTTTCTGCCCAATTATTTCCAACTTTATAATCAGAATCAAGAGGACATTTAAAGTTAAATACTTTTTGTGTATGATACATAGCATCTTTAGTAATCTGTGTAAACCTTTTAACGTCAGGCTTGGCTATCTCAAACTGATACTCATCGTGTACTGAGGCTACGAGCCTAGCATCAAGACCTGTTTTACGTATCCTGTTGTCCATCTCTACAAGCCACTGCTTACATACGATAGCACCAGCACCTTGTAACAGTGTGTTAAGTGCAGCGTGATCTGATCTAATATATAATCGTCTACCATCAAGACCAGGAATACTACCAGACTGTGCAGCCTCTTGTACATTAGCACGTAGCTTCTTGAGGGCTGGCATGTTACGTAGAAACTTTTGTATTAGTTTCTGACCATCGGATGCAGAGCCTCCTACCACCTTACCAATCTTAGCTGGACCTGCACCATATAGAAAGGCATAGATAAAAGTCTTTGCCTGATCTCTAGTCTTTAGTCCTGCTGCTTGCTGGTTAGCAGTGTGTACATCACCAGTAAGAACCTCTTGTGTAAAGGCAGCGTCATTCATATAGTGTGCAAGACATCTAAGCTCAAGACCAGAGGCATCAGTACCTACAAGCCTGTGAGTTTCTGGATTAGATACTGTCCATAGGCTACGACACTCCTTACCATAGGGGCTGTAGACTGCTGGTACTTGTGCCATGTTAGGTTTGTTGTGTGCCATACGGCCAGTGATTGTACGTAGAGTAAGAACCCTACCACGTACACGCATATCTTCATCGCACTCCTGTATCCATGACTTGAGAAGTCCAGTTCTTTTCTGTAGAAGAAAGTATCGACTAAACATTTCAGCCTCTGGCATATTAATCTTAGATAGTACCTCTTCATTAACAATGACATTACCTTTGTCTGTTAGTTTGTCTGGCTTCCATCCACGATCCATTAACCTGTCTGCTATTTGTTTACGACTCGCAATGTTAAATGGTATGATGTTTGTTTTAGTTTTAAGTTCTTTTATTGTAGGTTTAAATTCTTTCTTAGCATCGTTCTCTAGCTGGTGCTGCTCGTCCTCTAGTTGTGCTAGAAGTATCTGTGCTTCTCTAAAATTAAAAGCAAAACCATTGTTTTGTTGTTTATCTAAAATAACTCTAATGTTACGTTCAAGATTATAACATTTATCAGAGAAGTTTTTACTCTCCTCTTCTAATTCTTGTGCTACTTTATGTGTTAGGTCAACATCTGTTTTACAATACTCTAACATCTCAGGACTATAGTAGTCAAACTTATCAAACTCTATCTTAGGATAGTCTAAACGCTGACCCCAAGAATCTAATGAGTGTCCTCCATCACGAGTGGGATTAAAAAGTTGAGACTCAAGCAGGGTGTCTCTAACTTGTGACGGTGAGATGTTAGAACCTGTTATCTTATTAAGAAGGGGAGCGTCAAAGCTAATACCATTGTGCATTATAAACTTTGATATACGCTTTGACCACTCACCAAACTCTTGACATTGATCACCAACCCATTCACGTACCTCTCCTGTTTTGTAATGCTTTGCTACTATACAATGTATAGTATTAATAGATTCGATAGTATTGTTTTCAATGCGGGTAGTTTCAATATCTACAATTGCTTCCATTAATCTATGTCCACTATATATCCATCTTTAGTTTCAAGGTGAAAGAACATCTCACCTTTTTGGATGTTACGATTAGATACTTCTTTAACTTCAGAATTAAGAACCATATCACCATCAAAGAACCATGCTTGCTTGCAATCCTCTCTGAGGACA